CCCGTGATTCCTGTAATTGCTGCTGTTGTTTCACAGCTATCGCAAGAACATTCCTCTTTAGTTGGTGCTATACAGAATGTTAAGAAGTTACTATGTAACTTGAAGAATCTGAAAGGATACCCTTTAGACCCCGGTCTCTTGATTTTACGATCAGGGTAATTATGTTTCTTACCTTTACCGATGTCTCCGTTTAATCCGTCGACTAACTTAGCAATCCACTCATCACATGTCGCTGTTGGGTCACAGTCATGACAACCAGCTCCGCAACATTCAATAGTATGAGCGCATGTTAATGTCTCCTCATCTGCTCGGAGTTTTCCGAAAGATTGAGTAGCATTATCGCTGTATTCGAAATGTGCTGTAATCGTGTCTCCACAATCGAAGCAATCCAAATACGATGCTAATACCTGTGGTTGAGGACATCGTGGTGCATCTACTGTGACGCTATCCAATTCGCATTTGGTAAGTTTTCTACCTGCGATTGTTCTGATATCTGTAGCATGAGCTTTACCCTTGCAATTAGTGAACTGTCCTACGTAAATATCTCCGGGAATATCTGCTAAAGCATTTGTTCCGTCACCTGTCTCATCAACAGTGATATACTGTCCAAAAGTTGGTGATGCGGGATCTTCGTCATAAGTATAAGCCACTATCTGGCCTGGAACTCCGTTTATAGATAGTTCAAGCTCTTCACATGTTGGGCAATCCCAAAGTACCTGCCCAGCAGCAGGTAAAGCCAAGTTTCCTTTGGAAACTATAACCTTACTTTGTTCTATTCGTTTACTCATATTATTATCTGTGTATGTTTTGTAAAGTATTTATCTCGTTAAATTTGTAATTAGCGAAGTTGTAATCTCTGGATGCTCCGGCTAATCTTGCTGCAGCGACATCAGTTACCTTATTATGTAGGTAAGTATCGCACAACTCAAAATCACAATCTTCTGTGATTAAATTTCCATCCCAATCTTTGTATGTTCGATTCCCGCAGCTCTCGACTAATGAGGGAGCTTGGATGCCTTTAAACTTTCTGTAGTAATCTATTTTGACGCTTTTAATGTCCATCTCACAATCATGATATATGTAATATCCGTCATGAGCTTCGTCGCCTATTAGTTGTTCAAAAAAGAAGTTCGCTCTCCTGTATGGATTTAATCGAGCTGTCTGTAAATCATCTGATTGCAGAGTCTGTACTGGTATTCTTTTAGTATCCTTACAACAGTCATGACATGCTTCAACAACTATGTTAGAAGTAGCATAATGATTATCTGGATATGTAAACTTACAACAGTCCTTGTCTACGCTTTCGCAGACTAACTCTTTCTTCTTTATGAACAGAGGTCTTAAGTGGTTGCTTATCCCTCGATTTTGGTCTTCTTCGTAAATTAGATTTTGTATAATCTCCTCCGCACTCGCATTAATCTCTCTTACAACATCTATGACTCTGAAATCAGTCGCTTTCCCTGATGTTAATGCATTTAGTTTTCGTTTAACATCATATACTAACTGCCTACTGCTTATTGCCATTTATTTTCGTATCTCTTGACGCGACGAAATCCTCTATTTCTCTTAATTTGTTTAGATTAGCTTTTTTGCCGAAATGTTCATATAATTCCCCGTCCTTAGTTACGCCGGGAATTAACTCTTCATTAAACCTATATGTATCAGCTGTCTTTATAATTAGATTATAATTCATAGCTTTATTTAAGGTTGCTATTCTCGTTAACTCAGTGTTAGACACTTCCTCTGCCAAGTAAACCAATACAGCTTGTGACGACATATTCCACGCTGGTAAATCCTTCGTAGAATTAGCTACCTGAGTTTTAAGCGCTAATCTTATTGTATCATCATTCGCATCTTTATCTACTCGTATATTTAGGATCTGAACTATTAGTCTTAATCGATCTATGCCCACCCCTCTTTTAGGATGTAAAACAGCTATCGCATCTGTATTAATATTTGATTCTAATATTTGAGTCTCTTTCTCTTTCTCGGGAAGTGTAAGCTTCCATCTCTTTCTGCCGCTGCTATACTTATCCACATCTTGCCCTATTACCTGGCAATCTGGATGATACATATAATTGTAAAAAAGAAGCCTGTCTATCGGGTCAGAGCAATCGAAAGTATATATGCCGCCTCTCATAGCTTTATGTATACCTAACTTCTCTAACTTGAATTGAGTAAAAAAGAAATCATAATAATCTTTCGGATTAATGTCCTCGATTTTTATAACTTTAAGCGGCATATCTGGGTGACTATCTGGATACCTAATTTTTAGTTCATCCTGTATGTCATTCAGTATTTGAATATCTGCTCTCCAGTATGTTTCAGCTAATGATGGGTAATGCAACGCCAATCTATATAACTGTCCCGGTAAGGCTTCGTATTCGAAACTTTTGATTTTAACTGCGTTTGGATCATCTACTTTAAGAGTTGGATCATGAATTTTATTTTCACTGTGCATTACATCAGCTCTAATATCCATATGACTCAGTCCTTCTAATAATTCTAACACAGCAAAACCCTCAGTTCTGCCTGCTTTCTTTTTCTTACTCATTTACTTACTTTTTACGCTGTTTGACCTGTTATTGGTAATACCGAGGTCAGCTTTTCTCAATGTCTTATACCGAATACTATTCTTACAGACATATGTCTGGGCGAATAATAACCATTTTTTGAGGATTCATACAAACTAATCCTTTCGACGTACGGTATTTGTACTTGTATCCATCAAAGTTTGTTAATGATGGATTCTTATAAATTGGGTTACCCGGTCCTACGTAGCCATTCGGTCCGATAGTACCTGGGTAATAGATTGATCTTTCTTTTGTTCTGTTTCTAAGTAACTTGATGTTGCTGCTTCCCATTCCTTCATCAAACGCCCAGTACTCGTATGAACTTACTGGTCTGTAGTCACCCGGGAATTTAACACCATTAACTCTTGTATTATCAAGTAGTGACCAGTGCTTGACGCTGATGCTACCGAATGATGGGAAGTAGTACTTAGTGAATTGGTAAGGCATTAATGCTTTAGCAACTCTACCAGCTTCGTAAGGTGTAGAAGTCTTCAATACTGAATCTTCATGACTTATTACTGCTGTTTTCCCGAATTTCCTTTCTACCCAGCAACTAAATTGTTCTAATCCAGCTTCGCCTGTGTATAATGTGATATTTCTTTTACTAATTGGGACTTTATCAAACCATAGAGCTTTTAATTCAGCCATCATCTTATCTAATCCATTCACGCCTGGTGAGTAGTAGATATTCTGCGCCTGCTCCATGTACTCCAATAAACCCGGAGAAGTCATCTCCTGATCTTGGGTGACAGTATCGACTTGTTGTCTTGTGGATCGTCCATATACCATGAAGTATTCGCACTCTCTTCGGATGTTGGCTTTCATCTGCTCCTCAAGGAATGAGGTTAGATTCATGCCGCCTGCGAATGGATCGGCTGACTGATCTCCTGACGCACACTTTCCGACTTTATAAAACTTAGATGCTCTCCAAGCTGATTCAGTAACACTATACTCCCATTGCATGGTTGTTAATGGTACTTCAAACTCGATATAAGAGAATCCTGTAGTAAATTCGAATCCACCCGCTTCCCCTGATTCGTTAACACCTGTAAGGGCCCCCATTCTAATCCAAGCTAAGCCCGACTTAAGAAATTCTACTGGGAAAGGTTCGTTTAATAATGTTTCTGCTTCGTATTCATAACCACCAGCTGCTGGTACGCAATCTGAGACTATTTTAATTTGGCAAGACTTATTAATGTTAGGTGCTAATAGATTACCAGCCTTCAAGAATGGTGAATCAAATCTTACCTTAAATCTCATTGGAGCTCCAGCTGGTCCTCTACCTCCTAATCCGCATTTCGGGATAACTAAGTTAGGACTTCCTAAAGATCTAAGTTCTCTTTCTGGTTTTCCGAAATTCTTCCATCTTACGAAGTCATGATCGATGTCCATGATACCGCCTGAAGCGGCAATTTTATCGTATAACGGATTCATTTCATCTGATAAAGAGTCGGTTGTTTCTGCGAAGTGACGTCTCGCCATGGCTGAGATATCTGTGTAATCCTTCGCATCCGGTCCTTTAGATAAGAGAATATCATTTAAGGTGATGTCTGATCCAAAATATTTAGATCTATCTACGTACTGCTCGTTTATAACATAATCATAACGAGTAGGGATAGGCCTGTTGGCCTGTCTAATTAAACCTGACATATAAGTTGTTGTTCTTTTTTATTTAAATTAAGGACTATTCTATGATGTTCTTATCTCAGATGTCCCATCACTTTTATATACATAGGTAGCCGAAGGCTCCTGATTGTTGCTTTTATTTGTAGCTTTAGCCTTAGGCTTCGCTGGTGTTGCTATTTTCTTAGAAGGTCCCCAGATTCTGGCTGCTTTGTTTTCCGCCGCATTTACCATCTCTTGTTGTTTACCCTCATCAATGCTGTTCCAATTTAATAATAGATCGAAAGCCAGCATTCTTACTTTATAATTATTTAGGAGCTCATTTTCGAAAACTTCGAAGGATGTCGCCTTTTGTCCGTTCTTTAAATCTATAGTCCTATCTAATACTCCTTTCTTGAGGTTGTTTAACTCTGTTGGAGTCAATTCTCTTTCTCCTAATTTACCTGATTGTAATACTTGATTAGTCCAGTGCTGGTCTTCAAGCAGTCTCTGCTGTTTAGCCTGACTCGCTGTCTGTGCTCGAGTCTTGGTATCTGCATCCATATTCTTATGGATATCTGTAAAATAGGCTTTACCGTTTTCTGTTAATTTATCGATTGATCCGCCTTCTTCTGCGGCAGCTATCGTTAAATCTATGGTTTCTTTATCTAATTCTTTATCTGCTAAATACTGTCTGCTGTAGTCTATCTTTTCATCTAAATTCATTTTAGATACGTCTACTTCTGCGGCTTCTTTATAAGCTAACAATGTATCTACTTCAGATTGAGTTACATTGTTTTTTAGTCTAAAAGCTAAGTCAAGTGTTTCAGCGTCATAATTATCTTGTAATTGCTTGTGCGCTGTATTAATCGCTAAACTTGTCGCTTCTTGGTATATAGGTACGAAATTCTTATCCCGCCAACCTTTTTTAATTAAATCTGGAGTAGCTTCATCTATTGGAAAATCTTCGGCTAATTCACCCGACTCTACCATGTTATGAGCTTCTACTTTGAAGAAATCATCAATTACCTCTTGTGTTGTAGTATCTGCTTCTTCTGGCGCTTCATTCTCGTCTGTTGGCGCATCATCTTCTGTATTTTCCGCAGCCGCTGGTTCTTCTGCCTCTGTAGTTGCCGACTCTGGTGGTGCCTCGGTTGGCGCATCATCTTGTGCCGCTGGTGCCTCACTTTCTGTACTGTCCGCTACTACTACCGCTTCTTCAGGTTCTACTGCATCATCAGGATTAACTGAGAATTCTTGAGGTATTACCTGTGCTACATGTTGGTTGGTTGCTTCGTCCCAGCCATATTTTACTTGTTCTAAACTTCCTTTCTCCATTTCTTTATAAGTTTCAAAAATATATAATAAATATTATTTTAACCCCGAAATTGAACTTGTTAACCAAGTTCTCTATATACGAGGGGCTTCTGATAATTTCTCTTTTAGTGCGAGTTTCTCTCGCTCTACGACCAATTTGTCGTCTGATATTTGTTTATCGATTTGTATCTTCCTGAGCGTTCCTTCTAATAGGTCTGACTGTTTATTTCCGTCAATATCTTGTTGTTGCGCGAATCTTGTAGACTCGACTTCTGATCTTCTTTCTTTAGATGATAGATCTCTACTTTGTATAAGTAGCTTAAGTTGTCTATCTAATTCTTTGTCTTTTGCTTCAGATTGTATCTTCTGTTGCTCTAAGTTAGATTCCTCCTGTCGCGCTGCTGCGGCAGCTTGCTGACGTTTCGCTACACTTGCTTTTGTTATATCTCTTATCTCGCCTATATCATCAGTACATAGTATCTCTATAGAATCTAATGGATCCATTCCTGATTGAGCTCCTGTACCAATTACGAATTGCTGTATTCTGGCTGCTTTCTTGTCCTGCTCATCCGTTCTCTCGAATTCTATACCTAAATATTCGAAAGAAGATATTGGTATGCTTTTTAATAACTGCAGCTGTACATCGTTTAAGAATGTGGAAGCTTCTTCGATATGATCTCTATAATAGTATACACATCTATTCATGTATCCAGTTACAGCTCTTTCCGTTATCTTCCTCAGTGTCTCCACGAATGGGGCAGTCTTATGGTACAGTCTTTCGTTAGATGCTTCTATGTTTGAGTCGGTGGCGTATTGTCCTGGCGCTTCTGCTCTTTGTTCTGAGTAGAATAAAGCCATGGCGATATTGGATTTCCATCTGTCGAGCATGGACAGCTTGGCCGCTATCGCTCCCATCTTAGATAGATTTATTTGTTTTAGGAATTGTGGATCTACGTTATTCATCGCTCTATTTTTAGGATCTATCCACATGATTCCCGCATTAATCATGAAATCTAACCAATCCTGATATTTCCAATCTTCTGGTTTAAGATTCATGAACATCATGAATACTGGCCCTATGTCTGTTGCTAAGTCTTTCTTAATCGACGCCAAGGTTGTGTCATACATCTTTTGTGCTGGTAACGCTCTTTCGATCATCGATTTACCTTTAACTGTATTTTGATGTGTAGATAATCGTTGGCCATAGTACGGCATTGTTGGTCTTCTATAATTTTCGGGAGAAGAGTATTGACAGGGCAGGGGTCGTATTCCAGTTATTATCTCTCTATTTAGTACGAACATTTCGTATATAACTTCTCTCCTTATTTCATGTACTTCTATATCTGTATGCACCGGTTCGTAGTGTTCCATTCTCTCCACCCAGTACTCTCTTCCTTCTTCGTTCTTTCGTTTTATTCTATACATCTTCATCGGAAGTCTTACGCATATATGATCTTGTTGTATTCCGCAATCTGCGTATCTGCTCCCCCACCCATTACCTCCCATGACTCGGGTGTACATTTGTAGGAACTTATTCTGTCCCTCAGGAGTATGTCTATCGTATCCCGCGAATTGCTCTCTTTCGGCTTTCGGAAGATCGGATACACGCTTCATGAATTCCTTGGTCCTTTGGTTATCTCCCCAAAACGGTTGTGTAGCTCTGGATCCGTTACTTTTATAATTAGCGAATCCTTCTTCTAAATCTTTTATCTCACTTCTTGTTAGCGTATCCGAGTGCATCGACAGCGCCTGTGTGAGGGATACGAAGTCTGTTCTTTTCACCCAATCCGCATATTCTATCCTTACCTCGGTCCTGACCCCGCATCCTGATACAATATTCATGGGATTTTCTACTCTAAAATCTAATCTCCCTCCCCACTCTCCCGCGAAATAATATACCTCATCATGGCACACTGCGAATTTAACAGCTTCTGACTGTGTCTTGTATCTTATGTCATCCTTCTTGATGTGATGCTCTAATGTTGCTTTAGCTAATTTCGGTATTGGTGCGGTGTAATTTCCCGACAAATGATCTAATATTGTCTTGGGGATTTGATTCTCCAACAACTTAGATACTTGCTGCTGCAGCTGTTGCTGCACTCTCGGATCTTGTAATTGTTGTGGGTTGGATCCTTGTGTTACTTGCTCAGTAACGAGCTGTCTTACACTATTAACTATGTTGGTGAAATGTTCGGTTATCGGTTTCTCTAATTGCCTTCTGTAGATGCTGTCCCTATTTGATCTATTATCTACTACACCTATTGAGAATCTTTTAGCTATCTGCTCTCCCTCGAAAGCATTTACGAATGTAGCTGTCCAAGGTGTGTGACTTATATTTTGATGATCAAACTGGAGTTGAGTAAGAGTTCCATTATTCTCCTTAACATCTATGCAATACGGGTCCTCATACAGAATTGGGTCTATAGAACCGTTATGGGCTTGTAAACATATCTGCATCTTCAGCTTCTCATCGGGGCCTCTATCTGTTGCTAAAATGCCTTCAGCTATTTCTTTGATTCTTTCGTAATCATTCTTTTCCTTGTCCTTAGTGCTGACAATAGGTCCGTCGTAGATACTTGTTTGGAAAATCATTTACATTGTTTCTAAAAAAGAAGCTCTTCTTCTGTCTAATCTTGATTGTTGGCTGTGTCTTTGCCTGTCTAATGTATCTTGTACATCGTAACCATCTAAGACACTTTTCACTTCCTTTTTCGGTGTTAAGTCGTTTAATTGATCAAAAAGAATCATTAGTAGGTATAGTGATGATAGTAAATCGTAGTTCCCTCCCGGATTGTGGTTTATTATCTCTGCTAATATTCTTTTAGAAAATATATAGTCCATGTTTCTTTTTGTCGGAGCATTTGTTACTTCATCTCTAATTCTAACCTCTGTTAACCAATCTCTTAAAGCTTTTATCGCGTATTCTTTTTTCCTGCCGGTCATTTCGCAGCCGATCTTATGGTAATTACGCTTCCACTTACCCTTTCCTAATTCTTTCTCCAGAGCGTAAGAATCTGCCTGCAGCATATCGAAGTGTCCATTCTCTCTGAACATCTTAACCCACCCACCAGTATTGGTCTCTATAAATATAGTAGCATTGAAGTATTTAGCTATTTTAACTACTTGCTGATAATTCTCATCGAGAGTATTGAATCTCCCTGTCCAGACAGCTGCTATACCGTCGTTAAGCCAGCCGCCATTGGAATTGAAATGTTTATATACAACTATGCCATTCAACGATGTTCCATCGTCGTCTTTAGCTTTAGTCGGGTCAAAGCAGACGAAATAGGTGAATTCTGGTATATATTCGCCAGGTGACTCGAACATTACGAATCTACCCTCTTTATTTATCTTATCAAAGTCTGGGCTATAATCAGATATTACTCTACCTGTTCCGTCCATATCCTTGTCAAATCTAACTCCGTATCTCTGGGTACTGTCCCACTCTAACCTCCCTGCATTGGCGAACTTTTGATATAAATCATTTACTTCTATATCTGATAGATGATTCTGGGCTTCTTTCTTCGGTAATAGACTCCTTGTATTAGGAATCAGCATGTCTCTCGGGACTAATGGATTATACATCATTTGAGATGTAAAAGCCACGCTATCTAAATCTTCTGCCCACTTCTTCTTATCTTTCTTGAAAGCGTCTAAAGCTTCTCTTATCTTAAGGTTACCTTGATCGTCTTCGTAATCTCTATATTGATACAGAACTGAGATAAACAATCCTATTTTCTTACTGGTATTCTCCCAATAATTGGGAATACCGAAAGCTTCGTATCCGTTCGGATCTTCGAACATCTTCTTAGCCTCTCTTACCTTAAGTATATCTCCAGCAGTTCCTAATACTACGAAATGTCCTACTTTCTGTCCCGATATCTTCATCGAGTCTCTCGTAGCATTGTAGGTATCTATCAACAGTGGTCCTAAGAATCCTGCCTCCTCTAAAACTATAAGTCTCTGTCTGTCTCCTGCGCCGATGGTTGTTCTACCGGTTTCGATTACTGACATTTGTATCGAGGAGCCGAACTGTTCAACAGTGGCACCTCCTGCTCCACCTTTTATTATATGCTGAAAGTGGCTCCCTACTCTAAATGTTCCTTGGTAATTCTTATAAAAAGACCCCATATAATCGGGCTGATCTGCTTCCTCAAATCTAAACTTACCGGGTTGATTATCGTAGAACGATTTCATGTTATTTATAGATCTCTGGAGTTGGTCTTTAGTTCCGCATCCTAATCCTATAAGTAACTGTCTACTTGTATAATCTATATCTTCCATGAATTTAACACCTCCAAAGGTGAATTCATGCATCACTATTCCTTGGAATACATGTAAAGTCTTCGAAATACCACGGCATCCGAAAATCAAGGCGTTAAGTCTGTTCAACGTGTCCAGTAATCCTGTTCCCTCTCTCTTCGTCTGTTTACTCGGACTATACAGCGGTCTACCTAATGGTCCCCGTGGGTCGTCTATTAAGTATGTTCTGGTTAAGAATATCCATGGGTCGACGTACTCTTTTAACTCTCCCTTCTTATTATAACATGATGGTGGGATCTTCTTTTTCTGAACATCGTCTATTGTTCCATCTATTACCTTCTTAACTAAGTAATGCGAGGTGTAGACATCGTCATTTTCGAATCCACTAAATCCCTCGCAACATAACCAGTAAGTGGCGTATATCCACTCTAAGTCTCTTAACCATGGTTTTATTCTGGTTCTATCTGCCCCGACTATTGTTACATAGTTTATAAAATAAAAAAGCTTAGGCATCATAAATACCCAAGTTCCATCTGCGTCCTCGACCCACCAGCCTTCTATGCATCTTTTCTCAAAATCTAACCAGTAATCTTTATACAGTATAGATTCTGGATGTAGCTGTTTCGGGTGATCTCTGTCGTAAAATCTTTCTCTATCTTTTATCTTATAACAAAACAGGTCCGCTATCACCATTTCATCATCTCCTACTTTCTCCTTTAAGATCGAATGAGGATTGGTGTCTTTATTATAGATCTTAATATGTTCCATAACTATGCTGGCGGCACTCTCTCGACAATACTTCTGTGTATTCCGCCACGCAGTCTTTTATCTTTCTTCTCTGCTCTGACTATTTTTTCAAATTTGTTAGCTTCACGCATGAATTCCATAACTTTTGACATCAAATCAGTAATCTCAGCA